ATGAGTTAACTTCTCAAAACAGGGATAAATTTCTTAAAATTAATCCCAAATTTTCTACATCAATTTTTGATGCTAAAGAGAAGTCATTTGCTGGTCAGGCTGTTTTTGCCATGGTGCAAACTTTATGCAGACAAAGCAGCTTGAACCAAATTCCTAAAATTGATTTTTTAGTAATTGATGAGGCGCATCACTGCACCTCTGATTCTTACCTTCGAATTATAAATCAGGTCAAAAAGATAAATCCCAAGCTTCTAATTTATGGTGTAACTGCAACTCCAAATAGAAGTGATAAGAAGAATCTATCTGGCGTCTTTTCTAATGTTGTTGATCAAATCAGAATATCAGAATTAATTGCATCAGGTCATTTAGTGCCACCCAAAACCTATATTATTGATGTTGACACGCAAAGAGATTTGGGAGCGGTCAAAAAAACTGCTGGCGATTTTGATATGAAGGAAGTTGAGGAGATTATGAATAAATCTCCGATCACTCAGGAGGTTTTCAATAAATGGCAAAAATATGCAAGTAACAGAAAAACAGTAATTTTCTGCTCCACTATTAAGCACGCAATTTCAGTTGCAGAAATTTTTAACAATAATGGCGTCAAAACAGTTTTAATTCACGGTAATTTAACTGATTTAGAGAGGAAAAATACTCTTGCTGAATATGAGCAAGGTGACGCAAAAGTAATCGTAAATGTAGCGGTTCTAACTGAAGGCTGGGATTATCAACCAACCTCCTGCGTTGTTTTGCTTCGTCCCTCATCATTTAAATCTACTATGATTCAAATGATTGGTAGAGGGCTTCGCGTAGTATGTCCCGATCTTTATCCCGATATCACCAAGGATGATTGTGTAATTTTAGATTTTGGAACTTCAAGCCTAACTCACGGATGTTTAGAGGTTGATGCAAATTTAGAAAACACCAAAAAGTCAGAAAATAAAAAACCGTCAAATTCACAAAAAAACTGCTTTGAGTGTAATGCTCTAATTCCCAGTTCTTCAAAAGAATGCCCTTTATGTGGTGCTGATCTTCATATTTTAGAACAAGAAGAGGTAAAAGAAGAGTTAGTGGACTTTGAGATGACAGAAATTGACCTACTTACCAAAAGATCAAATTTTAGGTGGTGCGACTTATTTGATGATGAATCTTCCTTTATGGCCTGTGGCTTTAATGCCTTTGCAGGAGCTTTTCTACTAAATGATAATTGGCACGCAATTGGTGGCAGTGAATTTCTAGGAATCAAATTATTAGCACATGGCTCAAAGCAAATATGTCTCGCTGCAGCAGATGACTTCCTCAATGAAAATGAAACTTATGAGAACGCTTACAAATCCAAAAAATGGCTCAATGAAGCAGCATCAATAAAACAGATCAATCTTCTACCTCATAAATACCGAAGCGATTTTGGCATCACCAAATATAAGGCAGCCAATCTCCTTAAATTCCATTTTAACAAAACAGTGATCAAGAACCTGCTACTGGGAGGTGCGCCATGAAAGTCTGTCAAATATGTAAAAGAGAAGCAGGAGGATTTGGATTTATTCCTACTCCCCTTCGAGCAGGAGATCCGAGGAATCAGAGATACAGGAAATATTTTTGCTCCCGTAACTGCCAAGAAATTTTTAGTAACCATTTTAAAGAAAAAACAATGATCGATTTAACAAAAGCAGAAAAAGACTCAATCGAATACGCATTAAAGCCACTCGGTGAATATGTGGCAGAAATTGGCATAAGCAGACCTTTAGCTGATTATTCAAGGGAAGAAGTTCTTTGCCTGATTGAAGTGGCTGTCACCGCCTATCAAGAATCTATGCAACAAAAAGAAGCTGATTCAGAGGAGAATTTGCCATGCTAGATTTTAACCATAGACCAAAATTATCGGAAGAGATATCAGCTCTAATTAACAAGGCGCTCACAAAAGAAAATGAGCAACAAACCCCAAGGGATTATCTTGGCGCATCTCGTCTTGGAGTTAGTTGCAATAGAGCTTTGCAGTTCGAATATACCAAAACTCCAAAAGATGAAGGTCAGAATTTTTCTGGCAAAATTTTAAGGATATTTCAGGCGGGGCATGTTTTTGAAGAGCTGGCAATAAAATGGTTAAGAGATGCTGGATTTGAGTTAGTCACCAATAAACCAAATGGCGATCAATTTGGCTTCTCTATAGTTGGCGGAAAGATCAAGGGTCATATTGATGGCGTAATTACATCAGCTCCAAATGAGTTAAACCTAAAATTCCCAATGCTCTGGGAATGTAAATCCCTCAATAATAAGTCTTGGAACGACACCGTCAAAAAAGGATTAGTAATTTCAAAGCCAATCTATGCGGCGCAAATTGCCATCTACCAAGCTTACATGGAAAGCTCTATCCCTGATATTTCTAAAAATCCTGCTCTTTTTACCGCTATTAATAAGGATACAGCAGAAATTCATTTTGAACTAATCCCCTTCGATAAATCCTTAGCTCAAAGCCTAAGCGATAAAGCGGTCAAAATTCTAACGGCGACTGAGGCAGGAGAATTACTGCCCCGAATTTCAAGTGATTCTTCCTATTTTGAATGCCGATTTTGCCCATGGAGTGAGCGTTGTTTTAATCTCAAATTTTAAATGAATATGAATGATTTTTTAGATTTTAACAGCGCCAATAATCAATATTCTACTTCAGAAAAACTTGATACTGATGACATTAGAAATGATCTGCTTAGCAGAATAGATGAAGCTCTAAATTATCTACTGCCCCAAGGATATGTTCAAAATAACTGTTTTTATATTGGTGATACAGAGGGTAATAAAGGCAAAAGTCTAGTTGTTCAGTTGCAAGGAGATAAGCAAGGAAGCTGGTTTGATTTTGCTACTAATCAAGGCGGTGATCTTTTTAATCTATGGGCTGAGGTCAGAGGCTATGGCAAAAATGAATTTCCCAAACTTTTAACTGAAATTAATGAGTGGTTAGGAAATAATCCAGTTAATGCAAAAAATGCATTAACTACCGAGAAAAGCTCGGTAGTTCAAAAACTCCCACCAATGGATATTCTTGGCAAACCATCTGCCGAGTGGAATTATCTTGATCGAAATAACCGACTCCTTGCTGTTGTTTATCGCTACGATAATGATCAAGGTAAACAATTTAGAATTTGGGATATAAAATCAAGAAAAGCAAAAGCACCAGATATCAGACCGCTTTATAATATTCCAGGAATTGCAACTTCTAAAAAAATAATCCTCGTTGAAGGAGAAAAAACAGCAGATGCCTTAATTAAAAATGGCTTTACTGCAACAACCGCAATGTTTGGTGCAAATGCTCCAATTGAAAAAACTGACTGGTCACCACTTCAAGGCAAAGAATTAATCATCTGGCCAGATAATGATGAGGCAGGAATTAGCTATGCAGAAAGATTATCTAAGCATCTAACAAATATCTGCTCTTTCATTTCAGTTTTAAGCCCTCCTGATGACAAGAAAGATAAATGGGATGCTCATGATGCTGTAGCAGAGAAATTTGATATTAGAAGCTTCCTAAATACTGCAAAAAGTTTTGATCCAAAATTGCCAAGCTTCACCATATCAGAGTTTCTAAATGATGAAACTCCAATGCCAGAGGATTTGATCTCGCCAAGATTATTAACCCCAGGTGGACTTCTTCTGATTGGCGGTGCTCCCAAAGTTGGAAAGAGTGATTTTTTAATAAATTTCTTAATCCATATGGCAGCAGGTGAATCATTTCTTGGATTAAAACCACCAAGACCTCTTCGTATATTTTATCTGCAAGCTGAGATTGGCTATCATTATATGAGAGAGCGAATCAAGAAGCTAAAAGTTTCAAAAGAAACAATTGCTAAAGCGTCCAGCAATTTAGTCTCTACGACCAACATTCAAATGATTCTAAATGATAATGGCGTTGATACAGTTTATAAAACCATCGCTCATAATTTTCCTAATCAAAAGATAGATATTTTATGCATTGATCCAATCAGGAATCTCTTTGACGGAGGGGCTCCTGGCTCCAGCGAAAATGACAATAATGCCATGTTATTTTTCCTGCAAAATAGGATTGAGAAACTTCGCTCAATGCTCAACTCAGATATGGGCATTATCCTTTGCCATCATACTAAAAAGATTAAAAAGAAAGAAGTTGAAGAAGATCCGTTTCAAGCATTTTCTGGTGCCGGAAGCTTAAGAAGTTTCTATTCAAGCGGCTTAATTCTTCATCGCCCTGACGAGCTTGACTCAAGAATAAATCTATATTTTGAACTGAGAAATGGTTCATCTATTCCACGCAAAATCGTTGAGAAAGAAGATAATAAATGGGTTGAGTTAAATCCTTTTGGAGAAAGATTGGTTCGTAAAACCTACGGAGAAAAACTTGACGCTGAAAGGGATAGAAAGGCAGAGGTGATATTAAATCTAATCAGATCTGAATCTCTCAAGGGTAATCTTTACACCAATAATCAGTTTGCTGAGAAATTCGAAAATAAAGAAGGTCTTGGATATATCGACTCAATAAGCAGAAGGATATCTGTTTTATCCACCAAAGGATTTATCAAATTTAATCGAAATTTCAGTGAACTTGGCATCAGCAATATAAGGTCAAAATATGGAATTCTATGTGTTGAAAGCATGAAATTCATATCTCCTGATAACGAGAAAATAAATATTTTTCCAACTCACTATAAATCACCAAATGTAGGAACGGTTTTAGAGGTAAAAGAGCCAATAATATGGCCAAAAAATGATGAGGAAGATGATGTATAATTTAGCAAAAAAATCAAGTTCTGCACCAAGTTCCGCAGTTCCGCAAAATCAAAATAACAAAATGCGGAACTTAAAGTTAAGCCCAGTATTTACAAGGGTCTTGAAGTTCCGCAGTCAAGTTCTGCACTACCCCCTTCAAGTTCCGCATTTCAATTTTAGCAAATTGTCACAAAAGCATATAAACACTGGCTTTATTCAAGTTCCGCACTGGTCAAAAAAATGCTCAAAAAAAATTCAAGTTTCGCAGTGTATAAACCCAGTACTCATATGGCTTAAGGTAACTTATTTAAGTTCCGTGGTTGTAACCCCCCATATTACATATGGGGGTAAGAAACCCCCATAGTAAAAATATGGGGTAGCTGATCAAGGGTTCAAAAAACAACAAATTACAAATCAAAATTAACTAAATTTTAAAAAATTATGAAAACACAAAAAATTCTAGCACTCGATCTAGGCACAAAAACAGGCTGGGCAGTTTGTCTGGCAGATCAAAAAATTCTCAGCGGAACTGAAAACTTCAGATCAGATCGCTTTGAAGGTGGTGGCATGAGATATCTTCGCTTCAAAAACTGGCTTGATGAAATGAACAAGCTCTCTGGTGTGGTTGATCAAATCTACTTCGAGGAAGTCAGACGCCATATCGGAGTTGATGCAGCCCATGCGTATGGTGGATTTTTAGCTCATCTTACCGCTTGGTGCGAAGCAGGAAATATCCCATATCTTGGCATTCCAGTCGGCACGATCAAGAAGCATATCACCGGCAAAGGCAATGCCTCAAAAAGCCAGATCATCAGTAAAATCACTGAAATGGGATTTACTCCCAAAGATGACAATGAGGCTGATGCCTTAGCTCTGCTGGATTTAGTAATCAAAGATCAAACGAGATAAGTATGCAAAAGGATTATCAAAGCCCACTTGGCAGAATGAAGCCAGTAAAAATCGACATTGAGAAAGTCAAAAAAGATGGCTGGAAAAATGACGGAATATTGGTGGTCAAAAAAGATGATGAGCGTCTGAGCTGGGATGAGCAAGAGCTTATCAAGCAAATTGGCAACAAAATTTACAACAATCAAAATAGGCAAAAAAATGGAAAATCAAAAATGGACTAAAGAAATCGTTGCTGATCGCTTTGAGGAGGCGGTCAGAACTTTGAGCAGGCTTCCTGCTGTTAGGGTTAATGGCTATATGTCAGCTTGGCCAGAGATCATCTACACCAAAAGAGAAATCGCCATGATGGATCGAAAGCCAAAAAGATGGCCACCTACCTCTGAAGCTATATCCAACATGGAAGAAACCTGCAAATGGATAAATCTTTTGGATGAAATTGATGATCGCAAAGTCATTTGGCTAAGAGCTTCAAGACTGCCTTGGAAGGAAATTTGCACAAAATTGGGAGTTGCCAGATCAACTGCCAATTGGAGATGGCAAAAAGCTATACTCACAATTACTAACAAACTAAATTGATTTCCTATGTTTACTAATCACTAAAAAACCATTGGACATTTCAGGCTTATTTGGGC